TTAATCCTCCTCCCATATTTTATATAATAACTTAGAAAAAAAATATGAATAAAAATATAAAATTTTAATAATTCTTTATATTTTTTTTTACATATTAAATCTTTCATATAATTTTTCATCATTTTCAACATACTTATCAAATAAATATTTATCATCACTATTATTAAAAGTATCATTTAATTCTAATAATTGTAAAATAGGTTTCATAACCTGATTTGTTATGTAAAATGAGTAATCAATATCTAATTTATTCTGTATAATATACTCTGGATGTTCAACTCTATCTCCTTGTAAAATAGATTTTTTTCTATATTTTCCTTTATTTTTTCCAGACTTATATTTATTCTCCAAATCAAATACTTTTTCTATATCTTTAATAATAGAATATACAAATGGAATTCTATCATTTGATTTAGGTTTATTTCCTGGATCCCTTTCTCCCATTCTATCAGCTAATACTTTATGGGCGATAGATTGTGGGTTCTTATAATCTGCTTTTAAAGATTTTGTAATAATAAACATATTCATATCAAATTCACCATTTGCAATTTCATCTAAAGTATTTTTTAACCATTTTAATGATTCATCAAAATTTCTTTCTATCATAATTTTTTCTATCATATTTCCATATACATATTTTACTATTGGAGCATTATCCCTTCTTTTCATAACAATTCCCATTGAAGTGCGTTTATATTTATTATTATCTACATCTGATTCCCATTCATATTTATCTCCAATATATCGTTTTTTTGATAATAAGATAAATGGAAAGAATGTTTTTTCATATTCTAAATTTTGAGGGTGTTTTAATGATTTATTAATAAAATGACCTGCTTCTATTCCACATCGAATACAATGTTTTAATAATTCATTTTTATCTTTAATTTCATTTCCTTCTAAATCTTTTCTTGAAAACTTAACAAATACAGAATCTGTATCCCCATAAATAATATGCGGTTTTTCATAGCCAACATGTTTTGCCCAATTAATTACACCAATACTCGCATCATCAATTCTTTGTCTACCTATTGAAGTTGTACAAGCAGCAATATCTTTTAAATATATTGTACTTGTTCTTGCTCCAATTTGACCATAAACAGAATTACAAGTGACTTTATATGCTAATTGTAAACCATCTAAAACCTTTTTCTTAAATTCATTTTTTTCATTTTTTAATAATTTTTTAGTTCGTGTTCTTGCATTTAATAAATGATTACAAATTGTTGGAATAATTCCCATACTTTCTTTAACTATTTCTTTTTTATCATCCAATTTATTATTCTTAAAATAACATATTTTTTCAGGTTCATTCTCATCAATAACTTTACTTAATGTAGCTGATTTACCTTTTTGAATATACTTATAATTAATAAACTTAATTGTATTAAATTCTTCATTAAATTTATCTATTCCATATTTTTCTTTAAATTTTTCTAAATATTTTAAATTTGTTACATATGTTTCATGTGATAAATTATTCTCAATTATAGAGCTTGGATACAATGAAGCATAATCTAATACTGCTATTGGATCATCTAAATAAATACCTGGTGGATTTGGTTCTAAAACAACAGCACCTTCATATCCACCATCTTTTACAAAATTAGATTTTAATGTTGGAATCAATGTATTATATTTAGAACATTCATTAAATACAATAGAACTAACTTTAATACCTTGACCTCTTGTAAAAATATATGATAAAGGTACTAAACATACTGAAGACATACCAATAAAATTAGGAATAATATCTAATAATAATAATAAATTAATACAAAGTTCACAATCTTGAATACAATATTTTGCTACTTTTGCTCTACCGGATGGTCCTCCTGTTTTATGTAAATTAAATATTTCTTGTGGTGGAATATCATCTTTATTTAAACACCATTCTAATTTTGTAATTTTATATTTTTTTAATTCATTTAATACATTCTTATAATCTGAAATATCTAATTGTATCATTTTATTTGAATATGTTGATTTATCTAATGACAAAATCTTAAATTTAGTTCCATTTAATAATAAGAATTCACCAATATTACTATGAATATTAATAGTAATATAATCACCATTTTTTAGATGACCTAGATTATTTGTAAATAATATCCAAATTATTTTATCTGGATAATTAAATATTGGATATTTTTTCTTATATGGTAAATCATAATCTTCTGGTGGTGTATATAAATTACCTCTCATAAAATGAGCGGAAACATTATCTAATTTATAAGATTCTAAATTATGTGCTTTTCGGATTTCTTTTTGCATATCAAAGATAATTCTACCATCCATATTAATATATATTAATTCATTATCTCCAAAAGCAGCTGAAGATAAATTTTGTTTTATTAATTTACATTTTTTATAATAATATTGTTTATATTTATCACAATCATATTTTAATCTACCAAAATTATAAAATCTATTTTTTTCTGTATCTGTTTTAAATAAATAATCAACCCTTTCACAAATGTAATTAAAATCAAAACCTAAGATATTATATCCTGTAATAAAATCAGGATTATATTCATTAATAACATTACACCACTCTGATAATAATTCTTTTTCTGAATTAGAACAAATTACTTCTATATTTTCTAAATCATCACATATTTTTTCTTTTAAGTGATCTGGTTTAATTACTATAATATTTCTTTTAATTTCTCCAGTTCCAAAATTATAAAATACTGTTCCAATCTGTATAATTGGATCACCTTTAATAATAATTGGATTATACTTTTTATTTTTTAAAGAATCTAAATCTGGAATTAAATATTGTTTTATTATTTTATCTCTACATTTATTATGATTTTCTATATTATCTAATTTTTCTATAAATTCTTTACTTACTAATTCTAAATTATTAATTGATTTTTCAGTTGGTAAACCATTTTCTGTATAAATTCTATTAATTTCTACATTATGAGTTTCTATTAAATCTTCAGCAAAAGCATTTTTACCTGTAAATGCATAATCAATAATATTTTTAATTAATTCTGATTTTTCCGTCCAATCTACATCCTTATAAATATCATTAATTGTTTGGTCAAAATAGATATTATATATCTCCATTGCTAATTTTTTCATATTTTTAGTAGCTAATGGAAAATCTCCGTGTGAACTATCACATTCAATATCATAAGAAGCTATAATATAATTACTAATATCTGATTTATCTAATGGTTTAATATTTTTAGTTACACAAGTTATTTCTAAAGAAGCTTTAAAACTCATTGAATCAATATCTTCAATTAAATCATTATTTCCTTTATCTGTATCTATATTTAATGTAATCCATCCAGATGGATTAATTTTACTATGATGAATAAATTTAATCATTGGATGAATATTAGCTTCATATAAATTAGATTCAAATTGTTCACTTTTAGATATATTCCTCCAGTTATTTATTAATTTACTTTTATTTCTATTATCATTAAAACATTCTATAATTATTTTTTTTGTATTCATATAATCTCTGTAATTATTGAATGTTAATTTAACAAATTTGTATTGCTGAATATCATTTTCTTTATTAATATTATATCCATAAAAGTCTTTATAATATTGTGGATTATCTATTTTTATTTCTACCCTTAATTTATACTTTTTTTTCAATTCAGGAATAAATTGATTATTAATTGTAGAAGAATTCCATAATTCAGGTACTTTAATATAAAAGAATGGTTTAAAATCTGTTATATGAACTATAATATCTTTATTATCTGTTGTTTTACCATAAATAGTAACTACAAATACTTTATCTATATCATCAGAAGAAATGTCAAATATTTGTAGATCATATGTAGATTTCATTTTGTTTATATTATTCTATTAATAATTTTTTAAATACAAAATTCAAATTAAAATATAATAAATAGTATCTATATGAAAGAAATTACAATATTATTTTTAACTATTTTAGGGGTTATTGGCTCTGTTAGTATTTATAATAAAAATAAAAATGTTACAGTCTTAAAATCTACAAATGATAATAGAAAATATCGATTATTAGATTTACCTGGAAAAGAAAAATGTATGGAAATATTAGTTCAATTAAATAAAAATGTAATCCAATTATTAAGTTATGTTAAAAATGAAGAAAGGGAAGGAATTCAAGATTTATTAGATAATTATAGACCTGATAGTTTATGTGAAAATTTAGAAAATAGATCATTGCAAGCATATTCATTAAATAAAGGAGAAGAAATTTGTTTATGTCTTAGAGAACCTGAAAATGAATTAGAAATAATAGATGATATGAATACATTAATGTTTGTTTTAGTACATGAATTATCACATTTAATGACAGATGATATAGGTCATACTAATAAATTTTGGAATAATATGGCATATTTATTAAAAAAAGCAAATGAAATTAATTTATATACTCCAATTAATTATAGTGTAACTCCAGTAATGTATTGTGGTGTAAAAATAGATGAAACACCTTATATTTTTTAATTTTTATAATATCTATATTATATAATAAATGAGTAAAAATAATTATTTAATTGATAATTATATACAAAAAAAAATTTATATAGTTAATCATAAAGAAAATAAATTTATTTTTTTAAAGAGCAATGTAGAAACAATTGATGTAATAAGTAAATTAAATAGAAATTTATCAAAATCAAAAGATATATTTTCAAATATAACAAATGAAGAAAAAATATTATTAACTAAGTATTATGGAACTACAATTATAAATAAATTGGACCAAATTAATTATATAATAGATGATTGGTTAAATAAAGATGATACAATATTTATGATATTACATAAATTAAGTATATATTGTATAGCAAATAAAAATAAAGAATTTACTATAAATAATTATACAAAAAATAAAAATAATGCAATTACTGGTGATTTTTTGTATTGTTGGTATAATAAAAATAAATCACTAAATTTAAATTATAATATGGATATCAAAAATCCATTAGAAGATAATAAAGTAGATAAAAAATTTGTAGATAATACTGGTAATAAAATTTATGTAATTAATAATGATACATATAATAGTATATTAAATGATTATGATATAAAAAATGATGAATTAAATATTATTAGTTTATTTGATTTATTAGAATTAGATAATATTACAACTAATAAAAAATATAATAAAGATAATTGGCCAAAAGGTAATATAAATTTATATTTTAATGGTTATATAAATAAATATTTTCCAAAAATTAAAAATAAAGAAATTATATTAAATTATCAAAAATTTAAAACAGAAATAGAAAAAGAATATTTAAAATTATGTAAAATTATTTTTAATAATCAAAAATATATTCAATTAATTGATACATCTTATAATAATATAAAAACAGATGATAATATATTGATTGGTAAATATAATCCAGATTATATTAATATTAAAAAAGTAAAATTAACAGCAAGTCCATCAAAAGAATTAAATGTAAATATAAATAGATTATTTGCAGATACTGATTTAGATTTTAAATTTCCATTTGTAAAATTAGTTAGAGATGATTATACTGATACATGTTATAAATTATATGAACAATCTATTACATCTGATATAAAATATAAAGAATATCAAAAAAAGAAAACAGATGAATATATAAAAAATACTATTATTAATAGAGATTTATGTAGTAAATTTATTAAAGATGAAGTAAATAATACAACAAATAAATTTGCTTTTTATATAAGATTAAAAAATGTTTTTTCAATTATAATTATAGTAGAAGATAAATTTAAACAAAATGGTAATGATACAAATGGTTTAGAAAAATTATATATAAATTTAATTATTCATCAAAATGGAACAGTAAATATGATAGTAGATAATCATTATGATTTAGATATAGATTTAGATGTTATTAATAAATGTATTGATGAATGTAATAATTCTATAAAAGATATAAATGATTTTAAATTATATATTGAAAATAAAAATAATTTACCTTTATTTGATAATATATTAAACTTAAAAGATACAAAATTAGAATATTTGAATTTAAAACTAAAATATAATAATATTGATAATTATGATTCTAATTACTTACAAACCTATTTTGAAAATATGTATATCTATACAAGAGTTATTAAAGAAAAACAAATAGAAAAATCTGATGATACTATATTACTCAGATTTAAAAGAGTATCTAATTATCATAATTTAAATACAAAACAATCTATAATATCAACACTTAAAAATCCTATCTATGGATTAGATGAAGAAGATATTATTAAAAGTATTAAAGATATATTTGATATGGATGAAGAAATGGCTATTTTAGAATTAAGAAAATGGTCAGAATCTGTATCTATCAAATTAAATGATACTCAAAAAAATATATATACTCAAAATGCATCTGAACCAGGAGCATTAATAACAATTAGTAGATATATTAAAAATATTATAGTAAATATCGATGATATTAAAGATATGAATGAATATATAAATATAATTAAATTTTTAACAGTATCTTTCCAATTAGATAAACTAAATAAACAAAGTAAAAGCTTTAAGTATAATAAATTTTTTAGAGATACTATTAAAGGATTTGATATATATGAAAAATTAGAAGAAGAAAATAAAGGAGTTACTCTTAATAAAATAGAAGAAAAAGAAAAAAAAGAAATAGATGAAGAAGACGAAAATATGTATTTAATGAGTGGATTAAATGCTCCTGTAAATGATGAAGATGATTTAAATATTTTAGATGATGATGAAGATGATGAAGAAGATGAAGAAGATGAAGATGATGAAGATGATGAAGATGATAAAGATGAAGAGATAATACCGAGTAAAAAATCAAAAGAAACATCATCTGAATCAACAGAAGAATTTGTATATTCAGATGATTCTGATGATTCTTTAATTGGTGGAGGTAAAGATTTATTTAAATTATCTAGATATAACAGTAATTTATTAAAAGAAAAAGATAAAGGATTATTTGGATTTTCTACAAAAGTTAAAGATAAACAAGGTGTTAGTTTAACTTATGCAAGACAATGTCAAGCTGGTAATGATCAACGTATGCCTATTCCTGTAACAGATGAAGAATTAGAGATTATAAATAATTCAGAACATTTAGGTTCGGGTAAAAGATCATATAGAAATTTTATTAAAACAGGTTCAAATCCATATAAACAATTAAATTATATATGTCCTAAATATTGGGATATTAAACAAAATCTTAGTTTAGTAGATCCAGACCCATCAAATATGAAATGGGATATAAGTAAAATTATACCTGATAAAGATAAAAATTCTGTTATAGATTTAAATAAAAAAAGTGTTTTAGTTAGAAGTGGTAAACATTTTAAAAATAAAAAAGTAAATGAAATGGAAGTCAGATATTTACCAAATGGTCATCACCCATTAGGTTATGAATTACCTTGTTGTAATATAGCAAAAGAAATAAAAGAACAAGCGACTGTTTCTTATATATTAGAAAATCAAGATAGATTAAAAATATTAATACCAAATCATTATGGACAAATACCGAATAAATTAAAAGAATTATTTAATCAAGATAATAGATTTTTATCAGGGGATAGTAGATATATAAAAAATAATTCTAATTTGGAAAAAGATAGTAATCCAAATAAAGAAGGATACACTTGTGGATTTTTAAGAATAGGAAGAAAACAAAATCCAGATATATTATTAAATATTTTTACAACTATATATTATTCAGAATTATTAAAAGAAAAAAATTTATTAGTCAATAAACAAAATTTTGTTGATAAATTATTAGAAACTATATTAGATAATAATGAAAAAACAAATATAATTATTGATAATAATCTAATAAGTATATTTAAAGAATCTATATTAGGATCAGTTCTTTTTAAAAATAAAAATGTAGATTTATTTAATCTAAATATTACCAAATTTGTTAGAGATATTAAAGAAATTGTTATAATGTATCAGTTTAAAAATTATATAATAGATAATTTAAAAGTTAAAGAAACAAAAAAGGTAAGTAATTTTAATGCAGGTGATAAAGTATATTGGTTTAATAAAAAAGAGGTTAAATTTACTGGTATAATTAAAGAATTAAAAGATAAATATGCGATTGTTATAAATTCAGATGAGAAAGAGATTAAATTACCATTTAATAAAATAAATTTAGATAAAAATTTTGAGATAGATGATAAAGTGATATGGTTTGATAATAATAATGTTATTTATGGTAATATTTTACAATTAACTCCTAAATCTGCTATAGTTAAAGTAGATATGAAAGATATAAATGGAAATATAAAAGTAGATTTTGACAAAATTACATTAGTTGAAGAAGGTTTAATAATTAGTTGGATAGATAAAAGTGGAGAAAATATAGGGAAGATAGTAAAAATAAATCCAAAAACAATAAATGTTGAATATCCCTTAGAAACATTTAAAAATAAAAAACAAATACCATATGTTAAAATAAATAAAATAGTAAATAAATCAAATATTCAAAAAGGTGGTTCAAATATAGTATTAGATTATAATAAATTAAAAAAGAAATATGATTTTGAAAAAACTGAAAATTACAAAATAATAACAAATGAAAAAGGTTCTCCATTCAAACTCTTATTAAGTGAAAAAAAAATATGGGATTATAATGGAGATTTATCTTATAGAAATTTGTTAGTAAATGATGTTGTTAATGTTTATCAAAAAATAGGTAAAAAAGAAAATAAAACATATAAATATCATTATACAGGTATAATTAAAAAAAGTACAAAAGATTATATATTAGTACAAGATAATAAAGAAAAAATTAATAAAATAGATATACCTTATAGAATTCCAGAATTTCATAATATAGTAAAAGTATTTAAGAAAAATTATTATGTATCTTGGAATGCTAAAGTTAAAAATAATAAAATAAAAAAAACAGGAATAATAACTACTATTACTAATAAAAATATAACAGTAAGAACAGTTGAAGATGAAGTATTTAGTGTAGAATATAAAGATGTTATTTATACAAATAAATATAGTGAATTGGATGTAGAAAAAATAAATAAGATAGATGAGAGTCGTAGGAAAAATAAAGTTGATATGTTAAATTATTTAACTGAAATAACAGGTAAATCTTGGGATGAAGTAAATAATTCTATAAAAGACAATTATAATTATAATTTAGATATATCAAATTTATTAATCCAAATATTAACAAATTTAATAGATATTCAAAAAATTAAACAATTTATAATCTTAATTAAAGATGAAATAAAGAAAAATTTATTAATATTACAAAAAGCAAATAATGGTAATTTATTTAATAATTACAAAAAAATAAAAGTTAAAAAAGATGCAAATCATTTACAAGAATTTAAAAATTTTACAAAAATATATTCTGTTAAAAAGAATTTTCCAAATAACATTATAGCAAAAATAAATAAATTAACTATTGAAGATTTAGTAGAAATAGATAATGATATTAAATATTTATATGATTTATATAATGTGTATAATAATTTTAATAAATATTTAGATGATGAAAATGAATATAAATTAGATGATGAGATATTACCAATAATCAAAGAAATAATAGAAAAAAAATTAAGTGAAAGTAAAAAAGATGTAAATTATAATATAATTATTTTTGAAGATATAAATGATGATATTAGAATAAAAATACCATCAGATAAATTTAATAAAACTAAAAATATAGATAAATATAATTGGACTCATATAACATATTTATTTAAACAAAATAATAGTTATGAACCAATCTATTTTAGAAAACAAGAAAATAATGAAATAAGTATTCTAAATACAAAACATGCTTTTATTAATAATACTATAGAAGTAATTAAACAAAATATTAAAGAAACTTTTCCAGAATCTAAAAATAAATTAGATTTATTTACTATTATGAAATATTTAAATCATTCAAAAGTTAAACCAAATTATCGACCAAAAGCTTTTATAATTAGTCCATACAATAAAATATCTCATATAATTACATCAAAAGAATATATAATACCCATAATACCAAATGGTATAGTAGAATATGAAGATATAGATTTAAAATATAATTGGAATGATATTACATTTCCATTTTATGCTACTGCTATTAATTATATTAAATATTTAAATATAGATATTAAAGGATATATAATAGAAAAAGATAAAATAGTTAATATTCTATTAAAAAATAATGTTTATATTCCGATTAATCCAGTTAATTATGAACCAAGAAAACATAAATATAGTATAAGTGGTTATAATAATTTATTAAATATAGATATTGAATTAACTAGTAAAGAAAAAGATAATCGAGTAATATTTACAGATAAATTTAATAATAAATTAGATTTATTAAATATATTTAATCAATCTGTAGCTTTTTATATATTAACAGATTTATCAGTTGAAAATTATAAAAAAATAGAAGATATATTAAAAGATGATATATATATAAAATATCATAAAAGGGAATATATATTTAATATATTAAAACCTTTGATAAAACAAAATATCATAACAATTTTAAATGAACCTACTAAATCTTCAAATAAAAAATATAAAAATTGTAATTCTATAAAAGATCCAGAAAAGTGTATATTTCCTTGTAGTTTAAATGAATATAATAAATGTAAATTATTTTTAAAAGATGAAAAAGTATTAAATGAGTTTATATTAAAATTTATAGAATTATTAATAATAAATGGATTAGATAATTTAAAAAATATTTTTGGTTACAAAATAGAAAATTATGAATTAGAAAAAACTAAAAATCCAGATGAAATATTTTTTACTTATATGATGTTAGATGATAATCTAGAAAAATACTTAGAATTTATATTTCAAAAAAATAAATATTTTGAAAAGAAAGTTTATAATTCTAAATTATTTGAAAATAAAAACATATTTGACAATAATATTATAAAATATTTAGAAAATTCACCATTAATAATAAGAAAAATATTTGGTAAAAATACTAAATTATTATCATATAATTTATCAGAAACAGAAGTATTAAAAAAGAATGGAATAAATATAGATAAAACACTAATAAAAGATAATTATGATTTAGATGATTATAAAAATTTATCAAATAAATTAGATAAAATATTTTTATTAATAACAAAAAAATATTCAAAAGATGTACT